AACGGCCTAGTCGACATTAAGAATCTTGAGGGAGACGCCCACCTGGACGAAATCGAGGACGTCCGGCACTTGCAAGAGGTATACATGATCGGAACGGCGGTACCTCTGCACATCTTAGGTTTTGGCCAGAACGTAAACAGAGACATCGTCGAAGACCAGAAAGCACAATTCGATGACGACGTCCAGGAACTCCGCGGCCTGCTTGAAAACGGAGACTCTTCACCATACAGCGGGCTAAGGTTTATCTTCAACTTTGCCTTATCGCTTCAAGGCGTAGACCCGATGTTGATAGACTACAATGTCCGATGGTTTGAGAATGATAACGAGACAGCTAATGACAGAGTTGACCGTGTGGCCAAGCTTAGGTCGGACCCAGCGGATCCGCTCCTCAGCCGCAAAACATCACTAACCTTAATCAGTAAGGACGTCGGACTGGAAAGCGAAGCAGCGATCGAGAGCGAACTCGAAGCAATTAAGCTTGAGCGGACAGAAGAAGCCGCCGCAGCCAACGCCGCGGCCACAGCAGCAGCAAAGGCGATGCCAAATAAATCATTCACTGACAACCAGAAAACAGTAAAAAAAAAGACTAAAATTTTCTTTCCGCTACACGGAGCAAAAGCTGCTAAAATAGAGGAAGGATTCACCAAGACGGTCCGGAGGCTTTACGGCCAGGTATTCACCGCCATGGAAGGCAATGGTCTGGAAGCAGAGATCGACAAAATGGAGATACTGCGCGGCGGAGTTTACACGGATGCACAGGATCCGCCACCGCTGGCCATCCGACAGATAATGGAATTGTTTGACCAAGCCTGGACCGAAAACCAGGAGGAATTCATAAACGAGTTCTTCAAGCTCTATGGAACGGCTTCAGCATATGCCCGGTCGAACTTGGCCAAAGAAGTCAAGGTGATTATAGCGACAGACTTCATCAATCCGGACATTACTAATTACTTCCAGACGCAAAGCAGCGGGCGTGTTACCAGGATAAACACAACAACACGCCAGAACCTACAGGACCAACTAACGATCGCCTACCGGAACCAGGAGAACATGGTAGATACAATGAGACGGATCCGGAGCGTAGTCAACTGCAGCAGCCCGCCAGGGAGAGCAGAGATGATAGCCAGAACAGAACTGGCCTTTGCTTATTCAAAAGGACTGACGACGACCTACCGAGAAATCGGCGTCCACCGACTACAGTGGAGAGCCGTCCTGGATGCAAGGACGTGCCCGATCTGTCGCGGTAACAATGGGGAGATCTTCTCTGTTGATGAAATAGAGGCGAGCCTGCCGGCGCACCCGCGATGTAGATGCACGGTCGTCCAAGCGGATTAAAAGGAGGAACAAGCCCAAGCGTAAACGAATGTTATAATAAACGGAAAGGCGGTGGTGCAGATTGTAAGAGCACCATTTAATTGCTTAAAGGACTAAACAGAAAGGAGTGAGCCGATGGCCAAGCTAAGAGAGATCGGACAAGGCGGAAGGCCGGAAGCCGCATACACTGATTCAGTATGTACGAGTCGACCAATCGCTATACTTGACGATGTAGGTGGCAATTCCGGGTGGTACAAATCACCTGTTTCGAGGGTTAATGTAATTAATGGCAACGCGAGAATGTATCCCATCGATATCTATCAGCCAGCGCTCGACAGTTTGAAAAAGGCCGGATTCCCTATCCCAGGGGAAAACCCGCACCCTAAAGCAGTTAAGGCGGTAACGGGAAAGATATCGTTTGATTCTATCCTGGATAATCAGGCGTGTGTTTTCAGAGAGGCATATATCGATTCAGCGACTGGGATCGTTTATGGAGAATGGAAGCCGCTTGATTCACCAAAAGGCAGAATACTTAAGGCTATTGCTGACGAAGGGAAGGCGGTCGGATTTTCCAACCGCATGCTGGGTTCTTCTGTTAAAACAATGATAGATAGCCAACAGGTCGAGGTATCCACAAAATTGTATCTACACGTTTGGGATCCTGTGATGAACCCTGCAGAATCCAACGCGCTCGACATACCTACACCTTTGACGGATGCCCAATTGACCGCAATTATGGACTCAGAGGCGGTCGAGGATAGCCTAATCATAGGGGACATGACATGTCCGACTTGCAGCATTGCACTGGAACCCAGGGATGGGGATAACGACGGAGACATAGACTTTTATGAATGCACCAAGTGCAAGGGTGTCTTTGTTGCAGACATGTCACTATCCTCGACAACATATGCCTCTGCCGATCTTCGCCTAGTCAATCCCGGCAACTATGAACGGTATGACTTGGCTAGACAATATATAGCCACACGCCAGATGACGGCGGCAGCGGGAATGACCGATTCCCAGAATAAAGGAGGAATGACCGAAATGCCATTCAAACCAGAAGAGTTAATGGAAGCCCTCAAGGACCCGGCCGTTCGTGCAGCCTTCGCTGCAGTAGCCGCAGAGACAGCCAAACCGGCGCTGGATGCGCTAGAAGTTCAAAAGGCAGCCGCGCAAGCCTCTCTGCAAGCAGCAACCGCAAAAGCCGAAGTCAAAACATTCCTGGACGAAAAGATAACCACACTCAAAGGCAAGATGGACGAAAAAGGAATTCAGGCCATCACCGACGCAGTAACCAAAGCGGAGCCAATAACCAAGGAGCAAGCGGGAACCGTCTTTGATGCAATCCTAAGCGTCATGAGTGATTCAACCGCAGGCCGCCTATTGGCAGGCGTAGGATTCAATGGCACATCAACAGGAGAAGGCGGCCATACCAGAGTCGAAGTCACAAACGAACCAAAGCCATGGATGCCGATCGTTGACCAAATAACTAAGGCGTTCGACGAATACGGCGAGACCTTCGGGCGGATCCCTGACCAATCGCTCCGGAAGCAGAACCGCAAAATGGTAGACAAGATCATGGGCCGTTATGAGGGAGTTGTTGGAGTTAAGGCACTCGCCGATAGCGTCCAAGGATTTGAGAACTTGAGTGACGCCGTCTCCGTGACAACTGCAGAACTCCTGAACCAACCGACAATTATAACCGCCGTTTTGATTCAAGCCTTCCAGGACGTGGAGAGTTTACAGTTCATGATGGCTGACGTATTCGGCGGAACCGAATGGCGGATCCCAGTGGAAACATTCACCAGCGCAGCGGCCGTAAACTCCGCAACCGGACTTCTCGACCTTCTTGTTGGAGAAGGCGTAGGAATTCCGGAATCATCGATCAGCTTATCCTGGCTGCCATTCCAGCCGTCTTGGAGACGTAATGCAGTAAGCTTGACCACTGATGTCGTCGAGGCATTACGATCCGGCCCTGCTAAATACGAAGCAATTGCGCGGGCCATCTATCACATTGGAGCAGACAAAGGCCGCAAGCTTGACGATGCAGCATACTACGAAATGTTACTGACTGCAGACGAATACGCACCAAAGGTCGTAACAAACGAAATCACACCGGCCAACCTAATAACGGCCGGAGCAGTCGGAACTAACGTCGAGTTTGTCGGGAGCTTAACTCTTGCAGGTACAGCAACGGCAACCGCTGGAACGAATCCCCTTGTTCGTCCACGAACCAAAATGATTCTCCAAAACAACGGACAAAGCGCAGCCACAGTAGTGAACCCATTTGTCGTCAAAGTAAACGGCGGAACCGCTCTGGTAATGGGATACTTGGATGCCAGCGGAAACGTAGCTGGGACCAATGCTGTTTATGCAGTAGACTGGGAGAATGGTAAAGTTTATTACACCGAGGGCGCAGGCCTGGATCCGGAAGCGTCCACGCCAGTCCTTCCAACCGTTTCATACTCGGGCGTCAAAAACTACGATCGTTGGAGCACAGTCGTCCCAGAGGGAGTGAAGGCAGAAGATTACTACAACACACTTCTGCAGCAATTCAGCCGTTCAGTAGCGCTCATGGGCAGCAGCCCACGATTCAAAAAACCAAACATAGCGATCATGAGCCTGAACGCAGCAACCTACATCGAGAACGCTCAACTGTTCTACAAATTGGCACAACCAGAAGGCACCAAGCTCATCACAACCAGTAACTACTTCGGTGAGCGATCAAACGTCAACCTTGCCAAGATCAATGCCCCATGGGTGGCAGGGGATGGCCGGATGCTCCTGACTCAAAAGGGATCTACCCGCTATGGAGTGCAAACACCATACGCAATCGAAGGGCCATATCCTAAATACGATACCAACGGACTAATCATCGACGCCAAGCTGTGGTATGGCAAAGAGAACAGCGTTCTATGCACACCACAAACTACGGACGTCAACGGAAACGTAATCAACCCAGTGAGCCGCACACTTAAATTCGTGTAAGTTTAAATAAGTGGCCTTGGCAGGGGCCGGGGCCACTTATTTAATTAAAAAGGCGGGGAATTATCATGGGTACCCAAAAGAAGATGACCGACTTAGTTATAAGACTAAGAAACCAAATACGCGACAACGGAGCAACCCAGGCATTCCCTGATTTGCTCAGTTCTTCGTCTACACCGCAACCAATCCCAGGCAGCAGCCCGGAGCTGCAGCAATTCATAGAGGATGCACTGGGTGTGTTTAGCAAATGGCGGCCACGCCGGCGCGAAACAACCCTGACATTGCAGCCAGGAACCAAGGTCTATGCGCTTCCGGATGATTGGATCACCAAGGACGCCGAGTCCTTCCAGGCAGCGTGCCAGCCGCCGCCTCTTCCGGATATCAACGAATACGCGCTGCCCTTCGTCTACACGCTTCAACCTTTGGGTATTCAAGCGAGCACGATGAACTTTAAGTGGTATGACGACGACCAGGAAGTAAGGCTGACCAGCGATCCCAGGCAGATAATGGCCCTGACATTTGATTATTATGCCCACCACACGGCCGATGAAACCGGAAGCACGATACCAAACCCGATGATTTATCTTGCACTGCTGCCAGCCGCCGAAAATGCGCTTCGAGCAATCGCGACGGATTACGCGGTCAAGCTACAAAAGTACAAGATAGGAGTCGGAGGAAAGTCTGGGATTGAGGTTGATGACAGCAAGATCGCGGATAACTTGCTGAGAGAGGCAGAAAGTTATAGGGCTATATTCGAGAAGGAGATCATCTTTAAGCCATATGCGACGTCGGGAGGCAGCGACCAATGGCAATAGGGGGAAACAGATTTAATGGCTTCACTCAAGCGCTGGCCACCATCACCGGACATCATGGCGTAAAGCTTCAGGTCAAACGATACGTTCAAAGCCAAATGACCAATAAAAACATATTTGGAACTCCGACTGGATACACGCCGCAATCATTAACGGTGGATGCCCTTGTTATTGAACAGGATATCGAAGACGATGAAACAGTAGCCGGCGGCAAGCCAAAGGGAGAAATGGTTTTCTTTTGTCAGCCTCAAGTATTGCTCGAGCACGATGAAGTGACCTATGGCGGCGGCTTTTACTCAATCGAAGAGATTCACAATGCGTCACTTGGCGGAACTGATCGATTAGAGATGGCCATAGGCAAAAGGGTCGTGAAGAAGCCATGAACATCACCATGCGCCAGCTTATGCAAAGATTCTCCCAAGCTAGGCACATAATCGATTCAGAAATGACCAGAGCGATCCAGAAATGCGCGAGGAAGGTCCGCGACACGGCCACAAAGAAATTCGGTTTCTACCAACCAGCAAGCGGAGGATTCGTGGGGTGGGCAAAGCTCAAGCCAGCGACTGTCCGTCGGAAGCTAAAGGCCGGAGGCGGAGAGGATCCGCTCATTGGACATTACAAGGTCGCTAGACGTAACCGCATACACGGGATGCCACTCATGTCGAGCATAAGCGATTACGTGACAGACGGAGGGTGGACCGGAGTAGTCGGAACGGATGACCCGATCGGCAAGCACCACGAGTACGGAGCTCCGAAAGCAAACATTCCGCCGCGGCCATTCCTGAGACCAGCACTTCATGAGGAACAAGACTTTATTCGAGATGAAACCAAGGACGCTATACGGCGAGCGATTAGGCGCTTATAAAGGAGGGATGACGGGTGAACCTACAGGCCGACCCATTCAGGTCAATATGCGAAGCACTAGCACCGGCCCTGCAGGCCAAAATTCCGGCTTTAATAATCGCCCAGATTGGATGGCCAGATAGTAAGTTCTTGGAGACAGAGGGCAACCTTCCATCCGTATTCTTCTGGGAGGTATCGGACGTCGCCCGAAACGTAGTCAGCCGCATAAAGCCACACAAGAGCACAACCAACCCGGACGGAAGCGGTTATGTTTTCACAGAGCAAAGTCGAGTATTTTATTTGATGCAAATCAGCTTATTCACGAGCACACCGGAGGAACGATCGACCCATGGGTGGACGATTATGCAGCATTTGATCACGAATTACCGCTTGACCTTGGCCGATGGAGAGACGGCCACGTTTAAATATAAAGGTAAACACGATGACGAAGGCGAAACGAACTATTACCAAAGGGATCTAACCTTTGAAGTATGGACACGCGTCCTAGACGCCAAGCCAGCCCAAAAGGTATCAACACTGGATCCGGAAACAGCAATCGACTAAAGAGAGAGGACGTGAGACCATGCCGATCGTTTCCAGCATACTGGGACAAGTTCTTGATGACGTATACGCGATCGAGACCCAAAGCCCACCGAACATCCAAGGAATACAGGCGGGAATCGTCAAGATGGCCGGGACCTTTGCAAAGGGAATTCTTGGGGCCGTATACACAATTGATGATTACGCAACCGCTGTCCGATTACTAGGGCCTTCAACCGCCACAGTAGAGGGACCGCTTAATCTTCAAGCATTAATCAACCAAAAAACAGGAGGAACGCTGGTCGTTCCTGTATTCGGCAGCACGGCAGCATCAGCGAAGGTAACGCTGCAAGATAGCCAGGCAACCCCAGGAAACGTCTTAATCTTGACAGCCGCCCAGGTTCATCCTCAAACCGGAGTTGTTACTGCAATCCTTGGCACAGATCCCAACGTGATGACCGCTACAGTGGCCAATAGCAGCGGGTCGACCTTTGACCTAGCGATTGCCTATGGCGGCACAACGGAGAGCTACAGCGGCCTGACGGTGGCTGGTATGGTGGCAACCATTAACGCAGCCAGCAAAATTGTAATCGCAAGCCTTCCAGGCAGCCCGAGCGCCAGCCTGCCGAAGAACGGCACATTCAGCTTCACTGGTGGAACAAACGGCACTGCAGCAGACGCAGACTTTGTAGGAGCGATCGACGGCAGCGGAAACAGGACCGGCCTCAAATCCCTTGAGGTGGTAACCGGGAATATGGTCTTTGCAGCTAACCAGTCCAGCGCAGCCGTTAATGCAGCGGTGGCCGTACATGCTAATAGCTTTAATTGCATAGGCTTAGTTTGCACAGCGGTCAATTCCACTGTAACTAACACCACGGCAGCAAATACCTACGCTCAGGATAACGTCGCATTCCTGGACGGATGGAGAACCATGTTCGACGCAGACACCGGAACCAATCGAAACATTGCACCAATGGCCCTTGTTGCAGGGATGGCCAGCCAGAAAGCCGTTTATAAATCCTGGGGAAACAAAGCCATCTACGGAACATTGGCAGCGATTACACCGCGAAGCAACAGCGATCTTGCAACATTGCAAACAGCCGGCGTCCTTTGTGTATCAGACAACATACCTCGCGGTGGCGTAGGGACCAGGAGTGGAATCGGATCCGACAAGTCAGACCTGGTTACCCGACAAATGAGATACTTCCTCGAACTTTCGATCATGTCTTCAATGGGCTGGGCCGTCGACGAAATGCAATCCAGCGACCCGAACGATGCGCTGCGCAAAGACATCAAGGCGAGCATTGACACATTCCTCTCGCCAATGGCCAACCCACTGGATCCAGCCAACAAGGCTATCGATAGCTACCTCAGCATTTGCGACCTAAGCAACAACCCAGTAGACCAAATCGCCGCCGGAAAGCTTAGCGTAAACGTAAAGGTCAGACTCTTAGGCATAGCAAAACAAATTGTCATCTATGCCGATATCAGCCAGGGAACCATTACAACCAGCAGCGCAGCATAAGAGATTTGAGGAAGGAGAGTGACCCATGAGCAAGGATCGCGTTTTAGGATCATCCGCAACGATTCAAGTATACGGGACAAGCGGCCCCGTGCCATACGGAGAGCTGGACGGATTTGACGCCGAGCCAGAGCACGAACTCAAGAAATTCCATCCTTTAGGACAAAAGGAAGAACACGCCCAAATGATCTATAAGGGATGGAAGCTGAGCTTTAAGGGCGCTAAGGTTAATGGAGACTGGGACGCAATCCAGGCAGCCCAGGACGCTGCGCTTCTAGCCGGCAAAGTAGCTCCAAAATACCGAATTGTTGACACCGTCATATACGACAACGGCAACGTTGAGACGTGGGTATATGACAATGCTATCCTCTACGGCCTTAAAACCAATAAGGACAACGCAGAGGAAGACGTCAAGCAAGAAATGTCCGGATTTGCACCTAAACGGACCAGAGGTTAAGTCGAACGACCAGTAACTAAACCGGGCAGGGTGTAGCAAAAAAGAGGCTGCACCCTTCCGGAAATTTAAGGAGGAAACGAATTATGCCGGAGCAAGCAGCACGGGAAAGCGAAATTGTAACATTAAAGGACGGCCGAAAAGTTAAAGTCATCGAATTAACAGGGCTTGATGAAATGATCGCGGCCAAGATCGCAGGCGACGAAATGAACACCGGAGCCGGAGTTATTCAGTATCATGCTATTCTTCATGCGTTATCAGTAAAAGAGATCGACGGCGCACCAGTTAAGCGCCCAACTAACCTGACTGAAGCACGAGCCTTAATGGCGACGTTTAAAATGAAAGATACATCCAGGATATCAAAAGCCTTCTCAAGACTTAATGATGACGTCGAAGAGAAGAAGACAGCGACAAACCAGGGGGAAGACTCAGCCGCCGAGTAATCCAGCTAACCAAAACGGCGGCTTTCATACAGGCGATAATGATTGCAGACGCGACGCAGGGCGGCATCCCATATGACCGTGTATTGGAAATGACCGCCACGGAGCGCCGGGCAGCAATGGAAGTTATAAAAAAGATACGTGACCAGCAGAAAAAGGAAATGGAAAAGGCCCCGAAAAAGTAGAGGGGGTGAGACCGTGGGCATGCTAGACCGCGCGTTTGACGTAGCTATCGTATTTAGTGCCGTCGACCACGTAACGAGACCAATGCAGCAGATGGCCGGGCAAATGGGCGTACTGGACCAGCGGAGCCAACAACTGCAGCAACGTATGAATCAATTCCGGAATATGTCATTTGCCGGCGGAGCCTTTACCATGGCCGGGGCCGCGCTAGTCGGACAGATTGAACAAGGACTTGATGTGGCCGGTAAATTCCTAACACAACTGACAATTATTAAAGACGTGGTCGGAGCCACGGCAGACGAAATGGACCGAATCAAGACGGTAATTAGGGATTCATCCCTACCTTCGATGTTCGGCATTATGGATACCGCGGCGTTTGCAAAAAAACTTGCATCAAGCGGAATGAGCTCAGAACAGATACAGCAAACATTACCAGTATTTACTCAATACGCTGAGGTCCAAAAGATGGGTAAAGGCACAGCGCCGGAGGAAGCCATCACCCAGGCGGTCGGAGCAGCGCACATGATCGGGGCTTATACCCCAAAAGAAACGCTTGATTTCTTGGATAAATACAATAAGGCGACGTTTATGCAGCCGGGCTCTTCTTCGGAATTTGCCGACACATTCAAGTACCTAGCACCAAGCGGCGCAGCCCTGGGCATGAAGACAGATGACATCTTGACGCTTTCAGCCTTGGCCAACCGCGTAGGATTAGCGGGCAGCATGGGCGGAACAAATGCAGCGGACATGATTCTGAGGTCTATCCCAGGGCTTCTAGGCGGAAAGATAGGTACCAAGAAAGACACGAAGCAAGTACACTCACTTAAAGAGCTTGGACTCTATGACACAATATTCGATGATAAGGGCGAATTTAAGGGAGTAGAAAACTTCGTTACTCAACTACAAAAGGCCAGCAAGGGTAGAAGTCCTAAAGACCTAGCCCTGCACTATCATCATATTTTTGGAATGCAGGGTATGCGCTTGGCTCAGATTCTGTCCAGCGAACGAGGCCAGGAGCAGCTTCATGCAATCACGCAGAATATGGAGCAGATGAAATCCATATCGGAAATGCAGGATGATATTAACGCGACGCCAGAGGGGCAAATCCTGCAGCTTGAAGAGGGTATATCAAACCTACAACTGACAACATGGATAGAACTGGCAAAGATACTTCTTCCCATCATAAGGGGAGCAAATCAGCTAGTGGCCAAAATAACAGCATTCACAGACGCGCACCCAAGAGTGGCTAAGATGGTCGCCCTATTTATCCTATTTAGCACCGCTGCACTTTTGATTATAGGTCCTATGCTCCTTTTAGTTGGAGCGCTTGGGTACCTTTCAACATCCGGAATGATAGGCGCTGGATTCGCGTTGTTGGGCTTTGCTTTAAAGGGATTACTTGGACCTATGGCGTTTGTGGCATCAGCATCTTACTTGCTTTACCAGGCATGGAAGACCAACTATGGAGGCATACGAGAAAAGACCGCTGCAGCCTATGAGTGGATAAAGAAAGAGACGCCGGTGGTTATCGAGTGGATCCACAAATTACTTAGAGCGCTTGGAATTGAAACTAAGCAAATGAGCCTGATCGACCCGCACTCCCTAGAAGAAATTACTTCATACAGAGTTCCAGAATGGCTCAAAACTATGATGAAGTTGATAGTCGCAGGAAAGACATTTAACTTCGTTGCAGGCGGAGCTTTGAAGCTATTCCCTATGATATTTGGAGCTGGATCCCTCCGTACAGTTCTACGCGGAGCAGTTCTCGGAGCGCTTAAAGGGATCACGGGTATTGGTAAAATCCTATTTGGAGCACGGACCGTAGCCCTGGCCAAGGGAATGTTTTCAGCCCTTAGAACGTTTGGATCGTTGGCATTTATAGCTATGAAAATCGCTGGACAATTCGGCCTTAAACTTCTAATGCTAGGCGCACATGCGCTTATTGCAGGAGCCAGGATGGCAGCAGCCTGGATAATCGGAATGGGGCCAATAGGCTGGGCTATCATGGGAATTGTTGCACTGGTGGCGTTTTTGGTTTTAGCTTGGAAAAATAACTGGGGACACATCCGGGAGCACACCGCCAACGTAGTGCAGTGGATCAAGGAACACTTTGAGGCCATGATCGAGTGGTTCAAATTATTACCGGGCAAGATGAAAGAGTTCGGAGTCAACATAGTCACTGGCCTATGGGAAGGCATATCCAACTTGGGAGGATGGCTCAAGGATAAAGTATCCGGATGGATCAAGGACGTACTCCCCGACGTGATAAAAGAAAAACTCGGGATAAGCTCACCATCGCGGCTCATGAAACAATACGGAAGGTATACCGCTCAGGGCTTAGCGCTGGGGATCCAGGCTAAGGCGGGAATGGTCAAAGATGCAGCAGGGCAAATGATAGGCGGAGCCGTCGCCCAGACCAAGGGAATCATCGGAACCATAAAGGAAAAAGTCGGTACCGGAATAAAAGGATTAAGCAGCCTGGCGATGCCCCAGATGACACCAACGATGCAGACCGGCCAAATGCAGGCCGCCTTCGGTACTACGATGAACGACCTAAGTAGGACGGAAATGGGAATCATGCCGACCATAGCAGCCATGCCGAACATGAGTGTTCCGAACCAGGCACCAAGAATAGTCCCTGGCCTTCAGGACGGACCACTACGGTCAAACTTTGGCCAAACAATCAATAACTTAAACGGAGCCACGATAGGCATCAACCCGACCATGCGGAAGGTTCCGGAGCCAATCACTCCGGATATAGCGTTTGGAGTGCAGACGCCCCAGGTTGTGCCGCAGCTACAAACCGGAACCATTGGCTCAGCGTTCAGCGGGCTAATCGAAGCATTGAGCAATGCAAGTATTAAGATAAAGCCTATTCTTGACAAGATGCCAAAGTTCAGTATTCCGGACATCGAAATGGCCATAAGACAGCAAATCCAAACCTTAGTCGCAAGGACGTCAAATGAAGACGATCAATATTCTGATGTCCCAGCTTTGGGCAGAGGCAACGGAGGAAACATAGACCAAAGCATGACGATCGAGGAGGGCGCAATTGTAGTACATGCAGCGCCGAATCATTCCGTCGAAGACATAGCCGAACGTGTTATGGTAAAGCTGCAGCGCAAAACACGCAACCAGACATGGAGCAGACCAACGCCGGTCATCCCAGGCGTTCGATAAAAGGGAGGAAGCGGAATGTCAGTATTGAAATTAGGCAGCATTGAATTCGGTATAGACGACCTTCCAGAAGAGATAACGCTCGGAGGAGAACACGTTCTGGCTGTTCGAAGGTTCCCAGGCGGCGGACTTGACGTGCAGCCGCTTGGAGCCTATGACGATTCAATTCAGTGGGAAGGCACGCTCATGTACGACGACGCACTGGGGCGTGCCATGGACCTTGACGACATCCGGATCCGAGGAGAGGCCGTGACGTTGACGGTCGGCCGGATCATAAAGCCGGTGATCGTGACCCACTTTACTTATAGATACCAGAACGACTCAAGGGTTCCATACACAATCCAACTGCAGCCACTAACGGCCCACAGTTCGAATATAACGGTTAATGGTTTACCGGACGCCACGGCTGGGGTACCTGACTCAGGAGGGACCACCAGCACAGCAACAACGACTCCAGTCCCGACGCCGGAACCAACACCGCAAAAAACATACACGGTGGTATCCGGAGATTCTATGTGGAAAATAGCTTCCAGTCCGAACATTTATAACGATGGCAGCAAATGGCCGAGGATAGCAGACGCAAACCCACAGATCAAGAACCCTAGTCTTATTCACCCAGGCGACGTTTTAGTTATTCCATAATGGCGGAGGCGATGACATGGCAGCAGTAAACCCATCGCGCGGCCTAGTAGTAGTTAATAAACAATCCGTGAGATTCCAGAACTTCAAGGTCGAGCAAAATGCCTATTCGGCGGCGGATAGCTTCGAGGTCGGGCTCCCTTTTTTTATCCGTAACTCTCAGGGAGGGGATCCGATTTTAGCCAACGGTCCAGACTTTCAAAGTATCCTTCTTACCCAGGACATAGTGCCGATTCAAATCTATGTTGGGTACCCGACGAACCCGAACAACTATACGGCGTCCGACTTAACGCAAATCATGGATGGATTTATGGACACCGCACGATGGAACTTTAATGCGAACGATGGAGAAATCGTGACGCTTAACGGCCGTAACGCCGTCGGACAAATGATGGATGCAAAGACAACCGAAAAGCATCCAAACCTGACTGCAAGCGCAATCGCTATCAAGTTTGCATCGTCCCATGGCCTAGTCCCCATTGTGGCTGGTACCCAGACCTTGGCCGGTACCTACTACAACCAGAATAGCTCTATTCTAGGCAATGACATGAGTGAGTGGGACCTGATTCTATTCTTGGCCAAACAGGAGGACTTCGTCGTTCGAGTAAAAGGGAATAGGTTCCTATTCGGACCTTATGGGATAGTCACCGGGCCACTTTACACACCGCAGGATCCGATTCCATTTACTTGGGGCAAAGACATTGATGCCCTGGAATTCGAACGCAGCCCGCATGCTGCGCGCGACGTAATCGTCAAGGTTATCACCTATGATCGGGATAGTAAGTCTCGAATTGTGGAGACAGCCAAGTCAACAACACAATACGCAAAACGAATCTATGGTGGCAGCCGGGCAGCCTATACAGAGACATACGTCATACCAGGACTGACCAGGCAGCAGGCACAAAAGAAGGCTCAATCAATATGTTATGAACTATCACGCTGCCAGGTGATCGGGCAGATCGACACCGCTGGCAACCCGAATATGGCAATTGACAGAAAGGCGGCCATCTACGGAGTCGGGCAAGGGTTAACTGATAACTACTACCTGAACAAGGTAACGCATTCATATGACATAACAAGCGGTTACCAGAATACATCCAGCTTTAGCAATCAGTACTTAGGAGACGGACAAGAAGAGGAGGCGGTCTAATTGAGTGGATATCTTGGATTAGATTGGACCGAACAAACCAAGATGTTAAGCCAGCAGCAAATGGCAGGAATGATGCTGGCGAGCGCCGGGTATGTTACATCTCTAGACTTGGCCAAAAAGATGGGCAAGGTTATGCTTCAACCGATCGGGATCGAAACAGGGTGGATCCCCTTGGCGTACATGTTCGGCCTGGTTTCGTTACCGCCAGAGGGGACCGAGGTCCTTGTTGTGTTTGAGATGGGAAATCTCAATATGGGAAGGATTATCTGTTCGTTCCAGGTTCCGGAAGACCCTAGGCCCATAGCCAGGGTGGGCGACGAAATAACCGTGACCGTCCCAGGGCACGGAACACTTACGGGAACTATAACGTCCGGTTCCGACATGGTTCATTGCGGATAAGATGGGAGGTAAAAGAGAATGGCAAAGGATCCCTTCATTGGCGTTGACATAAGGCTAATAAATGGAGACATTGGCCACAGTACCATCGGAGACCTTGAACTTGTCGGTAATGTCGACCCGATGGACAATATGAGGCAGGCCCTAAATATGCGATTAACCACGCCACTGGGAAAATACTATTTCGCTCAGGGATATGGAACGAGGTCTGGAAACTACGTCGATGAACCGAACACCGAGTACACGCGCAACAATCTGGAAGCAGAGGCTAGGGCGACGATTCTCGAAGAACAGAGGATCGATAAGGTGGAGAGTATTGTTGTTTCAAGCCCGAGCACAAACCAAATGGCACTTAGCTACTCGGCAATAACCAAAACAGGTACCCGATTAACGGACACTGTCCAGATTGGAGGGCGGTTAAATTGAGTTATACCAGCCAACACGCAGCACTTCTGCAGAGTATGATTCTATACCTGAAGGACCCGGCTAACTGGCCCGACGGAAATCCCAAGGTAACGGACTTCACGCCTGGAAGCGTCGCATATACGATGCTGGCGGCAATCGCTGCAGGAATGGACCAAATAGCCAAGATGCACCATGACTATAGCCAGCAGGCAAGCATCATGACAGCCACGGAAGATACCTTGGACGATCTCGTTCAGATATGGGGAGTCACCAGAAAAACAGCAACTGCAGCCATCGGTACATTTACCTTTAAGAAAAACACCGCAGCATCAACCCCGATCACGATACCGACCGGCATACTAATAACAACCGTTCCGGACGCGAACGGAAACACGATTCAGTACGTGACGAATCAAGCTGTAACGCTAACCTCTGGAAATACAGAAGTACAAACAACCGGCATATGCCAAGTTCCAGGACCGGGGATAGCGGGAAATCTAACAGCAGGAACGCCGCTGTTAGTTGGATCGGCGCTCCCAGGCATAGACGCTGTTTCCCTAGACACAACAATTACTAATGGCATAGACAAGGAATCTGATTCCTCTTTGAGAACACGATGTTTGCAAATCATACAAAACCCACAGGGCGGGGGAACGATAACCGACTATCAGAATTGGGCCTTGGCGGTTATCGGGGTTACGACGGCAACTGTTGTGCCCTTGAATAGAGGTCCAGGGACCATTGATGTCGTAATAACCTCTGGTGGAGGATTACCGACCCCGGACATAATTGTACAAACTCAAAATGCAATCGATGAGCGCAAGCCGGTCAATGTAGACGTAGAAGTCCTGGAACCTACAACTGTTATAATAGACGTAATCGCAACAATGACACTGGCAAGCGGATACACCACGGAAGCCGTAACATTGACCGTTCAAGAGGCAATCACAGACTATATACAGAGCATAAACGTCGGCGGAGTTGTTTATAGGAGCGGCATGACGTCAACGATCATAGACGTTCAAGGAGTTCTCGATTGCCAAGTTACCCTTTCCGTATTAGGTGTTACGATGACGAACGTAACACTTCAGAGCCAGGAGATGGCCATTGTCGGGACGATAACGATTAATTAAGCGAGGTGAATGGAAATTGAATTATTCGGAGCTCTTCGCCAGCTTACTGCCAAAAGGTCCGTATGATACGAATGCTCCGGTTCTCAGCACGTTCATCGACGCAATAGGAGCCAGGCTAGACGTTCAAGCGGCAAACGGGAAATCGATACTAGACAACATCATCCCAGGGACGGCCGATATAAACGGAATTGATATCTGGGAGAAAATACTGGATCTTCCTTCTGACCCGAGCTTAACCCTGGCGCAGCGCCAACAGAGATGCGCCGCAATGGCCATCAGGACTCCTGGCGTTCTCGGATACTCCAATTTATTAGCCATTCTCAATTCATTTTCCAAATTAAAAAGAGCACAAATAATTGAGGATCCAGCGACCTATAGCCTCGTATGCATAGTGGCGGTCGGGGCGGAGGAAATGAGCGATTACCAGCAAATAGTACGCACGGTGTATAGATTCCTTCCCGCTCATTTGAGTTGTGAAATACACATTAACTATATCCATATGCTGAACATGGGGGTCGGCTTTAGCTTTTGGCCATCTGAGGTCATAGCCAAATGCGGAACGCTCCAAAGCGGCGGAGAAGCATGGGAGGCAACCGAGGGTAGGACGATCAAGCACCTTATGCAATTGATGAAGGAATCATGGAACTCAAGCATCTTGCCCGTAGCAGCAGAAAGTCTAATGCCCGTATGGACTAGCGGATTGAGCCATGAGACTGGATTACAACTGAGCACAATGGCATGGCCAGGAGAAGTATTGCTACGAAGTTCTCCTGGCCAGATGTTAATGCTAAGCGACCAGGGCAGAACGCTAGATGAGCAATTAAGCCAATCGACGATGGTATTTTATTCAACGCCATTCGTTAGCTGTGGAACCGCAGCAGCCGGGGAGGAGGTGATGGCATGATCACAAGCGATGGAGTTAATACCTTATATCAAGCCGTTGTTAATAACGTAACTTCGGGCAAAGCTTTAGTCAACGGCGTAGACAAAACATTGCCTATCCACAAGACGGAGATCACAACCAGCGCAATCAAAGTCTACCTCTACCTTGATGAGACCATTGTAGGGACCATAACGCGATACCGCCTATTCCAAGTAGACGGAACCATTTTCCTCGAAAAGACGGACAACGTAACAAAAGACGGAACGCGAGGCCTGCTAGTCTTGTTTGAAATCGATATAACGGAGGTGTAAAAATTGGACTATACCAAAAAAGCTTGGCAAGACGAAGTCAAGGACCAAGGCGGAGCCATAATCCAAGAAGGAACCCCTTTGTCCGCGACCAACATGAACAACCTGGAAGCTGGGACAGACCTCGCAGCGAACGTCGTAGGCCTTCTTGTTATGGAAGCCCTGCAACACATCAACGCACTAGAAAAGGAACTGGACAAGTGGAAGAAGCAAAGGCTTCAGCAGGGAACGGCATACATCTACAACAAATACGTTATAGAGGGCTGCATCGTCGCTAAAATGGCAAATAGTAGATATTTGCAAATTAGTAGAACCGCCACATATACGGCCGGAGACTTATCGCGAGTTCATATCGACGGGAAACAGGCTGGAATAAACGATGAGCAAATGATCGCCATGGTACCGCTGGGAACGGGCGTAAGCGTCGATTATTACATTTATGTCGATTGGGATGCAGCAGCCGGACGATATAAACCATATTTAGTCGCAGGCGCAGTACCAGCCGGGAAGCTCGGGCTCTACAAGGCCACCGTCCCAGGGGGCGACCAGGGGATGGACCTGACAGCCGTCACGCTTGCAGACATCCGGAGAATTGAGACGAATCCGGCATTTCGTACCACAGAGGCATTTGTTCTAGTGAGCAATCCCGGATATTCGCTCTTTGACTCACCGGAGTACGATGTTCAATTGACGATCGAGTCAGCGTCGGACGTGCAGCGAGTAGGCGATCTGATTGTCTACAGCAAGGCTGCCAATGGATTCTACGTTAAGTACACAGGCAATGCCGATAACGTGCAGATCCGATGGACTATAATCAACCCAGACATTACCTAAGAAAGGAGCAATGCCTCAATGAAGGTATCGGAAATTAACGCTGGCAAAAAAGCAGATTGGACCCTTGACGGAACTAACCTCACCATAACCATTGGCGAAGACCAGGCTATCACAACGGACCTAGCTGCAGCACAGAAAGACACCGAACAAATAGTCACAGTGTTCCTAGATGGCCAAGCTAATCTTCATGTTGGGACTGGCCAATGGTACGTCGCCAGCATAATCATCCCAGCGAAAAAAACGCGTATGATCAAATCTGCTAAACTAGACGAACAAGGGGATCCGCAAATGATCACGAAAAATTTACCACTTAATACGGATGACGTTTCCCTTGTACTTTGGGCCTTGCATCCAATCGCAATAAAAGAAGAGGGAGGAACACTCTAATGCCTTTTGTATTTTCAATAAAAGACACTTACCGCGCAGCAGTAGAGGCAGCCACCGGAGGAAAGAACACCGTTCTATATGATGACAAGGGGAATCCCAGCATCATGGTCGTCATACCAAAGTTCAACATTGCAGACGTGATCACAGGAGGAGCAGCTACCCCGCACCCGGCGTTCATCGTCAATGGAGTAGTCAAGGATGCAATTTATGTATCGAAGTACCAGAATGTTGTTTCTGACAGTCGTGCATACAGCCTACCAATGCAGGACCCGGCCAATTCTTTGTCGTTTGATAGCGCAAAAACAAACTGCCAGAACAAAGGCCAGGGATGGCACCTCATGACCAACGCAGAGTGGGCCGCCATCGCGCTGTGGTGCAAAAAGAACAATTTCATGCCACGAGGGAACAATAACTATGGATCAGACGTTGCAGCATCCCATGAAGTCGGAAAGATGACTTACATGTCAAGCCCGACTCAAATAGGACGCG